CCGATGGAGATACTGCTACAGTTGTTTGTGAATGGATTAAAGTTTACGAATCGTAGGAGTTTAAATGGCTAATACAACTTCAGGAACAGCTACGTTCGACAAAACTTTTGCTATTGATGAAATAGTAGAAGAAGCATTTGAACGTATTGGATTACAGAGCGTAGCTGGTTACCAATTAAAAAACGCAAGAAGATCTTTAAATGTTCTTTTTCAAGAATGGGGTAATAGAGGTATTCACTATTGGGAAATAGATGAAACTAATCTAGACTTAATTGAAGGACAATCTGATTATGATTTTTTTAGATCAAGTGATGATGGCACAAGTGCAACTACAACACCATCAAATGGTATCTATGGAATGTCTGATGTATTGGAAGCACAATTAAGATCAAACAGAACTCAAACAACTCAGGCAGATAGTCCAATGACAAAAGTGGATAGATCTACTTATGCAGCGTTTTCAAATAAATTATCAAAAGGAACACCTAATCAATATTGGGTAGAGAGATTTATAGACAAAGTTAGAATACACATATATCCAACACCAGATTCTACGAATGCATCTAAAGATATGCATTTTTATTTTATTAAAAGAATACAAGATGTTGGAGATTATACAAATGCAACTGATGTTCCGTTTAGATTTGTGCCTTGTATGGTATCAGGACTTGCATATTATTTAGCACAAAAATACGCTCCAGATAGAATTCAAACTCAAAAATTATTATATGAGGATGAATTAGCAAGAGCATTAGCGGAGGATGGGTCGGCTTCAAGCACATACATTACACCTAAAGCTTACTACCCAAGTTCATAATGGCAAAGTACGCGACAGGTAAACACTCAAAAGCAATATCAGATAGGTCTGGTTTAGAATTTCCCTACAGAGAAATGGTTAGAGAGTGGAACGGGTCTTTAGTTCACATATCGGAGTTTGAACCAAAACAACCACAATTAGAACCTAAACCCATGAACGGTGATGCAATATCTTTACGTAATATTAGACCAGATAGAACAGAGCCAGGTGTTCCATACTCATTACCAATGGACGCTTTTGAAACTTATTCTTCTGGCTCTGGAATTATAAATGTAACTGCTCCAGGACACGGTATAACAAACGGTGATACTAAAAGATTTAGAGGAGCACCTTTAGCAATTACAGCGTCTGGGGGAACTTTTCAATTTACAAATCCTCAAAGTTTTGACGGTATATCAGGAGCCAATATTGCAAAGGCGGCAGGGTATACAATTACAACAGGTTTATATGTAAACGATGCTAGAAACACTAGTGATTACTCTGTAGCTAATTTTTTTCATTTTACAGTTGATACAGATACTGCTACAAAAGGAGGAGTAAAAGGAGGAGGCGAAGGCTGTTCCGTTGGACCAGTCACGTTATCAGCATAATGGCAGGATTAAGTGCATCAGGATTAAAAACACAAATAAGAAGTTACACAGAAGTTGATTCTACTGTGTTATCTGATTCTGTTTTAGAAAATATTATTTTAAATGCACAATACAGAATATTTAGAGATCTTCCTATTGATGCAGATAGAAAACAACAATCTGGTAATTTAGTTCCAGGACAAGAAACAATTAACTGTCCAGCTGGAGCCGTATTTATCAGAGGTATACAAGTTTACGATTCAAGCGCCGTGCTTACAGGATCTAACACTTGGTTAGAGAAAAAAGACGTAACCTACCTACAAGAATATCAACCGATTACAGGCACATCCGCAGCACAGGGTAAACCAAAATACTATGCTATGTTTGGTGGTGCTACAGGAGAATCAGACACTACATCAGGGCGTATATTTTTAGCTCCTACACCCAATACAAACTATAAGTTTAGAGTGCACTATAACGTGGCGCCAGCTCTTTTAGAGAGTGACAATACTAACTATATCAGTATGAACTTCCCAAATGGCCTACTATATTGCTGTTTATCAGAGGCTTATGGCTTCTTGAAAGGACCAGCAGATATGTTGACTTTATATGAAACAAAGTATAAAGAAGAAGTACAGAAGTTTGCAAATGAGCAA